AAAGTTTATGAAGTTACAGAAGGCAAAGTAAGTCCAAATGATTTTTATGGAATCAATCAATGAGTTTTGAAGCACTAGCTTGGGGAGTAAGGCAAGATACCAACTCAGCTATAGGAAAGTTAGTTTTATTAATGATATGTAACTATGCAAACGAAAAAGGCGAAGCCTATCCAAGCCAAGAGCATTTAGCAAAATTGTGTCAATGTTCAAAAAGATCAATAGTGAGATACATACAAGATTTAGAGAAGCAAAATTTTATTGTAATACGCAAAGAAAAAAATGGAGCATTTGGTTTTAACTTGTATAAATTAAATATGGGGTTAGTGCCAAATATTCACTTAGCTAGTGCCAGAGTGGCACACAATACTCAAGATAAACATATAACATCAAATTTTGATAAGTTCTGGGCAAAAGTTCCTAGAAAGATTGCAAAAAAGAAATGTCAAAAAATATATAATAATCTAGTAAAGTCTAAAGAAGTAACCGAAGATGAATTGATAAGTGGTATGGAAAGATACGCTGAAAGCGTTAAAGATACAGATGATAAATTTATAGCACATGCGTCAAGCTGGTTAAATGCTGGAAGGTGGACAGACACTATAGAGGTAAAAGTAAAAAATAAGAATTGGTTAGCTGGATAATTTATTAGGAGCAGACAATGAGCAACAAAATAGAAGGGTTATATACAGTTCAAGATATTAGATCACAAATTGTTGAAAGTTGCTAGAGGGACATTCCATGTTTGGACAGGTGTGCCGAATCATGGTAAGAGCAGTTTTTTAGCTGATATTTTAGTGCAAATGGCAAAGATACACGGCTGGAAATTTTGTGTCTTTAGTCCAGAACATTCACTTGCGAATTCTGTAAAAAGATTATGTGAAAAGTTTATGCTAAAACCTTTTGACTATGGTGTATCAGACAGAATTACTAAAGAAGAACTTGGTCAAAGTTTAAAATTTATTAATGAGCATTTCTATTTTATTGAAATGGAGAATGAATCACCAGATATAAAATGGATATTAGATGTGGCGAGACAAGCAAAAGATTTATATAACATAGATGGTTTAGTCATTGATCCTTATAATGAAATAAATAGTGCAAGAAAAAACAATCTTAGAGAAGATGAACATATTAGCAACCTCATATCAGATATAAAAAGATTTAACAGAGAAACGGAGTGCGTAACTTGGCTGGTGGCTCACCCAACAAAACTTCCAAGAGAATCAGATGGAACATACAGAGTTGACGGATATTCAATTTCAGGATCAGCACATTTCTCCAATAAGGCTGACGTTATTGTAGTCATTCAAAGAATATTTGAGCCAGAGAAAACATTATTTCAAGTCAGAAAGGTTAGGGAATCACAATTATATGGTGTCATTGGAGAAGCAGAATTTAAGTGGAATAATAAAACAAGGTCATTTCACGAATTAAATAGTAACATTTGGAGCAAACATGATTAATAAAACAGTAACTAAATTGTGGCAAGGCAAATACACAAGTGTTAGAGATTATGAAATAGCTAAAGCGATAAGAAAAGGTGGCTTAATTATTTATTATAAAGATAAACATATGACTATAAGCGTAGATGAACTTAAAAAACTTAAAGTAACAGGCAAGGCTATACAGTCTAAATATAAAGGAAGTTATAAATTAGTAGATATACTATTTAAGCCAGAAGCAGATGATCTCAAGCAAAGTGGATTGTTTTAAATATGAATGGTTTTGTTTACATAATGAGCAACAAATCATTTGCAGATAAAAGGATAAAAATTGGCATATCAAAAAGTGATCCAACACATAGAAAAGATAATCTTTACTCAACAGGAGTTCCAGAGCCATTTATTGTAGAATATTATGCCTTAGTTGAGGATTATGAGGACATAGAAAAGAAAGTACATAAGAAGTTGTCTGGGTTAAGACCAAACAAACAACGAGAGTTTTTTATTTGCAACATAGAAAAAGCCATAGTTATCATAAGAGATTGTGCAGAAATAAATTATGAAAGAATGTTTTATAAGACAGACAAACAAATAAAACAAGAACAAATAGAGTTAGATAGGCAGAAACAAATAGAGAAAAATATTATTATAAAAGAACATGAGAAAGCTAAAAAAGAAAAAGAAGCTAAAGAAGAAAGGGAAAAGACATTGTTTAAAGACACGTTTGATTTAGATTTAGACTTTAAACTAGACGAAGATACGATTATGAATGCTTGTCCGCATTGTGGAAAAAGTCTTAATAAGTTTGACTAAGTTTTATTTTTACCTTATAAAAGATATATATGCCTAAAATAGTCAATAAAACAGAAGAAAACTCAAGAATGGTAACGCAGTTATCTGGGCTTGGATTACCTCACGAACAGATATGCTCCATATTAAATATATCAAAGCCATCACTTTACAAGTATTATGAGCAAGAATTATTGAATGGTAAGGCTACAGCAAACGCTAAAATATCAGAGAATCTTTTTAAGATTGCAACAGGTACAGGAAGAGAAGCCGTAACGGCGTGTATATTCTGGCTAAAAACACAAGCTAGATGGACTGAAAAACAGGTATTGGAGATTCAAGATGGCACAGAGCAAGATGATAAGTTCAAGCAACTTATCACAGACATTCAAAGAGCTAAACTCTCAGAAAAAGAAAGCGACACTACTCTTAACTGATTGGTATACCAAAGCAAGAAAAAATCAAGTCATTGTTGATGAAGATGACTATAATATACAATTATTTTTAGCTGGAAGAGGTTGGGGAAAAACAAAATGTGGAGCTATGGATATTATACAATATTGTTTGTTAAATCCAAATGTCATATGTGGTGTAATTGCTCCTACACATGGAGATCTAAGAAAGATATGTTTTCAAGGTGAATCTGGAATAATGTCTGTATTAGACAAAGACCTATTATCCGAATCTGGCTACAATAAGTCAGAAAGTGAAATAACCTTTTTAAATAATTCAAAGATTATTGGAGTGGCTTCTATTGAGCCAGACAGATTGCGTGGTGTTCAGTTTCATAGAGCTTGGTGTGATGAATTGGCTTCTTGGCGATACAGAGAAGCATTTGACAACTTAATGATGGCTTTGCGACTTGGAGAATCTCCAAAATGTATTATTACCACAACTCCTAGACCAACCGAATTAATCAAAGAACTAGCTGTTAGATCAGACACTAAAGTTATTAAGGGAAATACTTTTGAGAACGTAGATAACCTTGCTCCATCTGCTGTTAAAATGTTGAAAGAAAGATACGAGGGAACAAGGCTTGGGCGACAGGAGCTTTATGCGGAGATATTAGAAGATGTAGAGGGTGCATTATTTCATGCTACTAATATTGAGCAAACCAGAATTGAAGTAACGCCAGACATGCAAAGAATTGTTATTGCGGTCGATCCAGCAGTTACCTCAAACAAAAGTACATCTGATGAAACAGGGCTGATCGTTGCTGGTAGAGGTATTGATAATCATTTCTACATATTAGAAGATAAATCTGGTGTATTTAGTCCAGATGTTTGGATAAAACGAGCAATAGAGTTGTATTATAAGTTTGACGCAGATAGAATAGTTTGTGAAGTCAACAATGGTGGGGATTTAATTGAAAAACTTTTACGAGTGCAAGATGTGAATGTACCTTATTCTTCAGTCAGAGCTACAAGGGGAAAGATGTTAAGAGCAGAGCCAATTAGTGCATTGTATGAGCAAGGTAAAGTCCACCATGTTGGTTATTTTAAGCATTTGGAAGATCAGATGTGTAGCTATACTCCAGATACAGCAAAAAGCCCAGACAGACTTGACGCACTCGTGTGGGGTATAAGTTCCCTAATGAACTCTGGCAAAGCAATTTTTAGAATCAGTTGAGGATTATATAATGGGATTATTTGATAGATTCAAGAAACAAACAGAGCAGATTCAAAGAAAAGAAGCTCCTAGAGTGCTGTTTAATAAGGTACAGGCATATCAAGGCACTAACAATAGAAAGTATAAAGACTATGCCAAAGAAGGCTATCAAGAGAATGCAATCGTTTACAAATGCGTATCAATGATTGCCAACAACGCAAGTGCAGTTAAAATAAAAGTATTTGCTGGAGATAATGAATTAGATAGCCACCCATTAATTTCTTTGCTGGAAAGACCAAATCCGTTGCAATCTGGAGTAGAGTATTTTCATTCATTGATTAGTTATCTGCTCATATCTGGTAACTCTTACATGATTAAAGATAAAGAAACAACTGCTCCCACAGAATTATATTTACTTAGACCAGACAGGATTCACATCAAGACAGGAACATCAATGATTCCAGAAGCCTATCAATATAAGCTAGATAATAAGGTAGTAAACTCATATGAGGTTAATCCATTAACAGGATATTCACAAGTTAAACACATTAAACTCTGGAATCCATTACACGATTTTTTGGGCTTATCTCCAATCGTTGCGTCTGCTTACAACATTGACCAGCACAATTTGGCTGGATTGCATAATGTAGGATTATTAAAGAACGGCTGTACTCCATCTGCTATGTTGAAATTTCAACCCACAGATGAAACAGGAGCTTCTGCAACATTAACAGACGATCAAAGAGCTATGTTGCTACAGGACTTGGAAACTAGATTTTCTTCCAGCACAAATGCTGGGCGACCAATGTTGTTAGAAGGAGATTTCGACTACGTTCAGATGGGCTTGAATCCAAAGGATATGGATTTTTTGGAGCTAATGAATATGTCAGCCAGAGAAATTGCGTTATGCTTTGGTGTACCAGCTCAATTAGTTGGTATTGCAGATCAGACATATGCGAATGTGGCAGAAGCTAGATTATCTTTGTATGAAGAAACCATTATACCTTTATTAAAACGACTAGAATCAGATTTAAACGAATACTTAGCTCCACTTTATGATGGCGATTTAAGTATTAGATACGATATTGATAGCATAGACGCTTTATCAGAAAAAAGAAGACAAATCTTTGCCAATGTCAGTCAGGGTGTACAGCAAGGCATATTGACCAGAAATGAAGCTAGAGAAAGACTTGGACTTGAGCCTATAGATGGTGGCGATAGCTTATTAGTTCCTTCAAACTTATTTCCTTTAGGCGAAGTAGACGATAATCCGCCTGTTCAGCCAGACGAAGATGAAGATGAATCTAAATTTTATGAAGATCAATGGGAAGAAATTTATGGTGATGAATTAGAAGAAAAATATATGAAGCCCAAAAAGAAGAAAAAAAAGAAAAGAACTAAGGAGATGTTAGCTCAAGATGTTTTTGATAACAGACAAGAAGCACTTGAGAGAGCAAAGGTTATTGGTTGTGAAGGAAGCCATACTCACGAAGCAGAAGATGGTACTACTGTTTTTATGCCATGCAGAAGCCATGAAGAATACCATGAAACCATTGGGGTAGATGAAAAGGCTTTATCTGATTTAGACTTAACAGCCACCGAAGGCATGAAAGAAGAAGCTAAGAGAGGGCTTGACTGGCGAAAAAAGTTCAATAGGGGTGGCACTCAGGTGGGTGTTGCTCGAGCAAATCAAATTGTAAGTGGCGAAAGAATGTCGCCAGACACAGTTCTTAGAATGTTCTCATTCTTTTCAAGACACGAAGTAGATAAGCAAGGTCAAGGATTTAAGCCAAGCCAAGAAGGTTATCCGAGTGCTGGAAGAATAGCTTGGTCTTTATGGGGTGGTGATTCTGGATTTAGCTGGTCAAGGCAGAAAAGAAATCAGATTATGGCAGAGAGAGAAAAGTCATTTGATGATATGGAAATAAAAGGTGCATATGGCTTGACAGACGCAGTAGAAGAAGGGTTGCGTGAAAAGGTTAAAGAACATAATGAAAAGCATGGGGATAAAAAAGGCAAAAGGGTAAATCTTAGAATGTTAGCTTCTTCGTTTAAAAGAGGAATTGGTGCTTACAGAACTAATCCTCAATCAGTAAGACCAAGTGTTAGAGCAAGTGGCGGTGAAAATCGCTGGGCATATGCCAGAGTTAATGCTCTATTATATGCGGTAAGAACAGGTAAATTTAGAGGTGGTAAGTTCGATTTAGATTTATTACCCAAAGATCACCCATTATCATCTAAGGACTGACATATGTTTAAGTTTGGAAAAAAATCATTAGAAAACTTAGCTGGTGTAGACAAAGACTTAATACTTGTTCTTAACCAAGCTATTGCAATATCAGCTATAGACTTTGGCATAACTGAAGGTATGCGTTCACCAGAAAGAGCAAGACAACTGAAAGCAGAAGGCAAAAGCAAAGTAGGCGACAAATCAAAGCATTGTACTGGACTGGCAGTAGATATTGTTTGCTACCATCAAGGCAAGGTAACTTGGGAATATGAATTTTATGAAATGGTAGCTCAAGTCATAGGCGAGGTGGCTGATACCTTTGATATTAAGATTCGTTGGGGTGGTAGTTGGCAGACTGGTAACATGACTTTAAATCGTTCCATGTCGTTTATTGACGCACCACACTTTGAGATTATAAAATAGATGTTTATATGGCTGAAAAAATTAGAATCAATAGACGCAAGGATTATAAGCAACAACTTAAACTATATCTCAATTTATCAAAAAGCCTAAACGCAAAATTAAAAAAACTCTTTAGAAAAACTGCCAGATTAGCCGAGCAAGAATATATTCAATATGAAGATATGTACTATTTGTTTATAGAAGATTTTTCTAATGATCTTTACAAAA